TATAAGTATGTCATTCAAAAAGGAGCTTTTGACTCTAACTTCATTAAAAACGCTACTTGCGACTTTACAGATACAGGTACAGTAACTCTTACAGAACGAGTTATTACTTTGGAAGAGTATCAAATCAATGCAGAATTTTGTAAGTCTGAATTTTCTATGACATGGCAAGCTGCTGAGATGGGAGTCTCTCCTTTAAATTATGATTTACCTGCTTCATTTTCTGATTTCATTATTGGTTCTTTTGCTGCTAAAATAGCAGACAAATATGAGCAAGTGATCTGGGGTGGTGTTAATGGAAATGCAGGAGAGTTTGATGGATTCTGTCCGTTACTACTTGCAGATGGTGGTGTTGATGTGGCTGCTACCCCTGTGACTGCCGCTAATTGTATAGCTGAGTTACAAAAAGTTACTGCGGCAATTCCAGCATCCATTTATAATTCAGAAGACCTTCATATCTATGTAGGTTCAGCAATATACAGATTTTATGTGCAAGCATTAGGAGTCGTTGGTGCAGGATCAGGGATAGAAAATAAAGGAACACTATGGTTTAATGGAACTCCATTAACAGTAGATGGTGTGAAGATATTTTATTCACCTGGAATGCCAGCAAATTCTATGGTAGCTGCTGAAGTTTCTAATTTATACTTTGGATGTGGCTTAGAATCTGACTTCAATGAAATTCGATTAATTGACATGGCGGAAATTACAGGATCACAAAATGTGAGATTTATTCAAAGGTGGAAAGCTGGAATAAATTACGGCATTAGAGAAGATATTATTTTATATCAGTAGAATTAATAAAGTTTAACCTTTAAAAAATAAAAAATTATGGCTTGTAATTTAAGCGCAGGTAGAGCAGTACCATGTAAAGATGTGGTAGGCGGAATACAAAAGGTTTTCTTTGTTGACTTTGGTGGACTAGGAAGTGTAACATTAACAGCAGATGAGATCACAGATGCGGATGGTACATTCTCAGCATATGAGTACGATGTTAAAGGAGGTTCTAGTTTAGAGCAGACAATTAATTCGTCTAGAGAAACAGGAACAACGTTTTTCGAGCAAGTTCTTACTCTAAATCTTACCAAATTAAGTAAAGAAGATAATGTACAAATAAAGCTATTGGCTTACGGAAGACCACAAGTGGCAGTTGTAGATAACAACAATAACGCTTTTCTAATGGGGTTAGTTCATGGCGCAGATGCGGCAGGAGGCACAATTTCAACTGGAACTGCAATGGGTGATCTAAGTGGATATACTTTAACGATGACAGCGCAAGAAGCACTTCCTGCGAATTTCATTGACGGAGCAACACTTGCAAATCCTTTTATTGGACTAGCAGGAGCAACAGAAACAATAGTAGTAGGTACTAATAGCTAAAACGATAGGTTTCTTTTCATTAAGTTTTGTTTAGGTTAGAAGGGGGTACTTTAACGAGTTCCCCCTTTTATTTTAAAAATTAGATATGATAATATTAAGAGATGTAAATACCCAACAAACTATCAAAGTAATTCCTAGAGAATATACTACGACCACAACTTATGCTGTAAAGATAACTAGTGACTCTGAAAATAAAAATGTTTATAATCAAACTTTTACTGATCAATTTACATTAGATAGATACTGGTATCAATTCAGTGATTTTATTACAGACTTAGAAGAAGATAATTTTTATACATTAAGAATAACCAGTCCTACGGAAGAAGTATTTCGAGGGAGAATTTTTTGCACTAATCAATTTCCAGTAAACACCTATAGTGTAAACTCAGGAGAGTACACAACTACTACCTCAACAAATGAATTTATTTTCTATGAAGAATAAAAGTGATATTCACATTTTAAATTTAAACTCTTATGAAGCTCCTAGAGTTTATGAAGAAAGAAATCAAGATTTCGTTTCTATAGGAGAGAATAATGACTACTATCAATATGTTATAGATCGTTATGTAGGCTCTACAACAAATCACTCTATTTTAAATGGAGTTACTAATTTTGTGTTTGGTCATGGAATCGATGCCACTGATTCTAGTGAGAAGCCTGACCAATACGCACAAATGATGTCTTTACTTAAGAAAAAAGACTTGTTTAGAGTAGTTCAAGACTTTGTTATACTAGGTGAAGGAGCATTTCAAATAACATACAATAGAGAAAGAAAGATTGAAAAGCTAACGTACTTCCCCAGACAGACATTAAGAGCCGAGAAATGCAACGATAAGGGCGAAATAGAGGCTTATTACTACCATCCTAACTGGATAGATTACAAGAAAAGTGACGATTTAAAGAGAATCCCTGTATTTGGCACTTCAAAAGAGCTAAATGAACTGTTTATTGTTAAGAAATATGTCGTAGGATTCCACTATTACAGCTTACCAAGTTACTCAGCATCAATGCCATACGCTCTTTTAGAAGAAGAAATCAGTGCTTATTTAATTAATGAAACTAAAAATTCTTTCTCAGGAACAAAAGTTGTCAATTTTAATAATGGAGTACCTGACAAACAGAAGCAATTACAGATTAAAAACGATATTTTAAACAAATTAACAGGAGCAGTAGGAGACAAAGTGATTGTAGCCTTTAATTCTAATCAAGAAGCTGCAACTACTGTAGACGATATTTCTTTAAATAATGCACCTGAACACTATGCTTATCTAGCAGAGGAGTGTGTTAAGAAACTAATGGTAGGACACCGAATTACTTCTCCACTTCTTTTAGGAATAAGAGAATCTGGTGGTGGTTTAGGTAATAATGCAGACGAAATTCAAGTAGCAACAGACTTATTTCTAAATATTGTAATTAAACCTGCTCAGGACATCGTTATAGACGCTTTAGACGATCTTTTAGCAACTAATGACATTGCACTTAATCTTTACTTTAAAACTCTTAAGCCTTTAGATTTCATGGATGAGGACACTGATCTTACAGACGATCAAGTTGAAGAAGAGACAGGAATAAAGCAAGAAGATATTGATGAGCAAAAAGTTGAAGTTGATTTAAAAAGAATAGATGGAAATTTAGCTTATGAAACTCCAGAAGAAGCAGAAGAGCAAGCTGAAAAAATAGGATGCAAAGGACATCATGAGCATGAAGAAGAAGATGGCAAGATATGGTATATGCCATGCGAATCTCATGAAGATTATCCTCTTTCTTTAAATAATGAAAAAGATGTATTAAGTGATGAGCTATCTAAAGAAATATTAGGATCACTTTCAGAATCTGGGGAGGTTATGTCTGAACAATATGAGTATGTAGACGAAATAGACAATGATGAGGACATTGACAATGAAGACTGGGCAAATTATTTAATTACTGAGAAAAAAAGTACTCTTTCTAAAATTAAAGGACTTTTAGGCTTAAATCAAGACTACATAAATACTAGACCAAATAAAGCAAGTCAGTTAGATTCAAAAAATGGCTTATATAAAATAAGGTATAAGTATGCTAAAGGAATGCCAACAAAAGACTCTAGACCATTTTGTGAAGAAATGATGAAACTCTCACGCATTGGAATAGTATGGAGGCTAGAAGATATTGAAAGAGCCAGTTTTGGTAGAAAAGAAGAAGTTAATGTTGATTTTAGACATGAAAATATGAGATATAATATTTTCACTTTAAAGGGCGGTGTTTACTGCAAACATATCTGGAAACGAGTTCTTTATAGATTAAAAAGTGATACTGAGAAGTCAAACAATTTGGATGATTATATAAAAACTAAAACAATTCCAAAAAGTTATTTAAGAAACCCTATAGGATCAAAAAAAGCAGCAAAACCAACTTTTAAACAAGATGGTCAAGGTAGATACCCAAAATAAAATTTAAACTATGGCACAAGTATTATTTATAAATAGAGACGATCTGGTGAGGTTCACTTCAGCTAATGGAAATATTGATACTGATAAGTTTATCCAGTATATTTTCATAGCTCAAGAAATTCAAATACAGAGATTCTTAGGAACGGAATTATATCAACAATTAGAAACTAAGATTACAAACAACAATTTAACAGGTCATTATCTAACACTAGTTCAAGATTATATTAAACAGCCTTTATCTCATTGGGCAATGGTGGAATTTTTACCATTTAGTGCTTATTCAATTTCTAACAATGGAATATTTAAAAGAACTGCTGAAAATTCAGTGAATGCAGACAAGAACGAAGTTGATTTTTTAATAGAGAAAGAAAGAACGACTGCTCAATATTTCAGCAACAGATTAATTGATTATTTACAAGATCAAGCATCTGCTCATTTTCCTGAATACTATGCGAATAGTTTTCCAGACATATATCCAGACGATCAAGCAAATTTTGGTGGATGGCAGTTAAGTTAGATAAAACAAATGAGCAAGAGAAAAATGAAATCTTGCTTAAAAAATATTTAGAAAATAAAGTAGAATCAATAAAAAATAAAACACATTGGCAACATTTACAGGACAACTAATATCCGCTACATATGACGCAATCCTTAAAACTGTTGACAATGATCCAATAGGAGCAGCAGCGAAACAAATAACAGACGGACTAGGAAACGTTACTCCCTTATATATTTCAACAACACAAATAGGAATAGGAATAACTCCAACAGAAGTTCTTCATGTTTCAGGAAATATTAAAGCAACTGGAACTCTTACCATTGATAGTGATGCTACGATAGACGGAAACATCTCTTTTGATAGTTTAACAGGAATAGGAGTAGCGGTTACTATAAATAAATTTGTAAGTCAAGCAGATGGCATAGCGAGCAATGACAATGATACAACTTTGCCAACTTCGGCAGCAGTAAAAGATTATGTCGATACAGGAAATGTTGGTCAAGTGACTGGCTCAGGAATAGGTGGAAAATTGCCTATTTGGACTGGAGTCGGAGCAAGTACGGCTTTGTCAGATTCTGCAATTACTGAAGAGTCTACACGCTTTGTTTTAACAAAAGATATATTTATAAATGAAGGTATCCCAACTCTTACACTTTCAGATAGCAACAGCGCAGGATCAGCAACTCTAGGAGATATTATATGGCAAGATAGCACAGCAAGTCAAAGAGCTATACTCTCATTAAACACTGATATTTTAGCAATTACAAGTAAGCAAGGGGGAATAACTTTAGGAACTAATTCTACTACAGCTTTAACTATTGACGGAAGTCAAAATGCGACCTTTGCTTCTGACTTAACTGTTAGTTCTGAGCTTGTGTTAGGAGGTGCTATTGACCAAAATGGAACTGCTAACAATTCTTTTACAGGAAATCTTTCTATTAACAACGCTACAAATCCATATGTATCAATAACAGATTCAACAAATAGTTCAAATATTACATTACAAGCACTTGATAGTTCAACTAAATTAGATTTTAATACTGCTTTAAATTTTGAGTATGGAAATAGTATTGTACAAAGAATAGAAAGTACTGGAGTTATAATAACAGGAACTTTAAGGGTTTCAGATACTTTAATTGTAAACAAAGCAGCTACAGCGGCAGTGGAAATTGCTCAATTTAAAGTAGATGGAACTGGGGGAACAAGTGGAAACTTATCTTATGTATCTATACTTCCTGGTTCTGATAACTTTGCAACTCAATTAAGGTTACACACTAATAATACAGGCAACAATTATCAATCTATAAGTAATATTTCAGGAGGTTTAGAATTAGCTACTAACGATGGTAATCCAATGTATTTTAAAACAGATTCCGTAACAAGATTAACTATTTCAAATACAGGAAATGCCACTTTTACTGGAACTATTTCAGGAGTTGGAATCTTGTCAGATGGTTCTACTGCTGTCACACAAAGTGCAGCAGATGCTTCTACAAAGGTCGCTACGACTGCCTATGCAGATGCTGCGGCTACAGCAGTTCCTATTGGAGATTATTTGCCACTTATAGGGGGAACACTTACAGGTGCTTTGACAGGAACAACTGCTGCTTTTAATTCTGGAGGAACTAATGTAGTTGCATCTTTTACTAGTACTGATGCACAATCTTCTATTCAATTTGTAGATAGTGGTGGTAATGCTGAAGTAGGATGTAATGGAAATGTTTTTACCGTTCAACCTGCAGGTGGTGTTGCTCAATTATCAGTAGGAAGTTCATCCTCAACTTTTGCAGGAAAGTTAGGAATAGGCGTTGCTGCATCTAATCAGCTTACAGTTAATTCTGGCACTTCTTCTGACATAGTAACTTTTGGGAATAACAATGGTAATATGGTGTTTGGTCAAACTGCAAATTTAACATCTTTAGACTTAGCCACTTCTAATGCGTTTAGAATAAGACAAGGTTCAGTAATTCCTTTATCTATAAATGGTTCTGGAAATTCAACTTTTGCAGGAAATGTAGGAATAGGAGTAACTGGTACGCCAAGTGCTAAGTTACAAATTAATTCAGCAACACCCGATTTCTTAATTACAGATAGTGATATTAGTACGGCATTACCAATGTTTAGGGTTAGGGGATTTGATGGGGGTGGATGGGCAACA